CGCTTTTGCTCATAGTGATAACTCCTTGGACATAACCGTCCAACATTCCTTGTAATCTTCATCCGCCAAAGACGAACGAATCCAACCTCGTCTTCCGGATAATGTAATCATGTTGCATTGGATATGACGCGCCCACGATTCAATAATAGGGCGCATGGCTGAGAGTTCTTCCAGTTTGCCGCCAGCTAGAAAGTAATGAAGCGATTTCTTTTGCGGGTAAACGTGGACCTCAGTGATGACTGCGGATTGCTGACCAGGCCAAAATTGCATCGCCTTGTCAATAACAGCCTTTCGGACGTCTTCAATGGTATGCGTTCCATGGCTAAAGCGCAACGCCGCTTCGAGGTATGGCGAGCATCGATCCCAGTGCGCTAAATCATTCACGCGCCAAATCCGAGTAATGTTTGACCAGCTACTGAAGGAAATCCGCCAGCCAACAGACCTTGACTAAATGCGCCAGGCGCAGTATTTACCATCGCCGTAGGTTGTGCGCGTTGCGCTGATGCCAACCTGGCAAGCTCTAGCAAATCTTGATTGGATTGCTGACCAACGCCCGTGTTAATAACGCTCAATGCCTGATCGTAATTCAAACCGCTATTGAGCAAATCGTTAAAGTAAGACGCTTTGCCTCCAGGGGTTCGTTGCTGAAGTTGAGGCGCCATTTGCACGGTTTGACCAAGTTGGCGGAGATAGTTCCAATCTTGCGGCGTTTGATAACCAATGGACGCGCCAACAAGGTTTTGAATTTGCTGATCGCTGTAACCCTGGCCGCGCAACTGATTGTAAAACGCGGCTTTATCCAACGGTGTTTGAGTAGACACATTGCGCACTTGATTCATCAACGCTTGGTTTGCCGCCAATGCTCCAGCCGTTGGTGCTTGATTGGTAAGCAATCCACGATTTACCAAACCCGCCACAGTGTTTGCAGTTGGTGCTGCGGCTTGCATGGCGGCAAGATTTGCCGCTTGCGTTTGACGCACTTCGGGACGCGTTGCAATATCGCTAAACAATCCTTGCTCCGGACCATACCCGTAACTTAGCAGGCCCGTCGGAGCCAAGCCTGCGCGTTGCTCATAGTCGGTAATCGGTGCAATGTTGTATTGCATCTCACCTGACTCAAGACGCGTGCCGCCAGTGCGTTCAGTGGTGCTTCTTCTTGTTGTTGGGATCGGTATGCCCAACGCTTCAAATGAGGTTGCCTCAACGGGTGTTGGGTCAAGCCGAATGATTTCCGCCCTGATTTGCGCTGGCGTGTAATTCATAGCAAGCAACTGCTGAACAAGTCCGCGCTTTTGCTCAAGCGTTGCGTCACGATCCCAATCAAGGCCAAAAATATTTACTACACGCGATTGTTGTTGCGTCGTTGGCTTGACTTGTTGCTGCGTTGTCGTTTGCGTTGTTTGCGTTGTTGTCGGTGCCGCCAATCCAAGCAACTCAAAGTTTGACTCGGTAAGTGCTGACCTATCAGGCTCAAGGCGCGATATTTCATTGCGCACTTGCGTTGGCGTAAATCCATCATTGATCATGCGCTGCACCAATGCCTGCTTATTGGCAAGACTTGCGGTGCGATCCCATTCATACTGACCAAATGGGCGCAAAATCGTTGAAGGCTGAACGGATGCGGTTGAGTCTTGCTGCGTTCTCACTGTTGTTGGCTGAATGGATGCGGTTGAATCCTGCTGCGTTCTTACTGTCGCCCCTCGATCAAGACCTGTTTGCAACGACGTATCAAGCAAACCCGTTTGCGTTGTAGCGGCAGGCGATGCCACAACAGGTGCCGCCAATCCAAGAAGTTCAAAGTTGCTTTCTGTCAGCGCTGACCTATCAGGTTCAAGCCTGGAGATTTCATCTCTAATTTGCTGAACGCTGTAACCGTCATTGCGCATGTTTTGAACAAGCGCTTGCTTACTCGCCAATGATCCAAATCGATCCCAGTTATAAGCGCCAAACGGACGAAGTATTTCAGACTGTGGCGCAGCCGCAGCCGCAGATCGTGTTAGTGCCACTGGTTGTGCTTCGGCAACTGTTGCAGTGGCAGGCTCAACGGGCGGGCGCTCTTGCACCGGCGGTCTGTAAACAGGAGGTGGTGGCTCGTAAACAGGAGGTTGTGGAGGTGGTTCGTAAACAGGCGGAGGAGGTGGCTCGTATGAATACAGCAACGGCTCAGGCTCAGGATTGTATGGTTGCGGCTCCAAGTAAGTGTTGCTAAGTAAACCTTGTGGCTCAACAGTTTGTTGCACTTGAGCTGGTTGCGCTGGCGGCTGACTTTTTAATCCAAGAAGTTCAAAGTTGCTTTCAGTTAGTGCCGACTTGTCCGGTTCAATGCGTGAAATTTCATCTCTAATCTGTTGGACGCTAAAACCGTCGTTAAGCATCCTCGAAACAAGTGCTTGTTTGCTTGCTAAAGAGCCAAATCGATCCCAGTTATAAGCGCCAAATGGATTAAGTATTTCTGACTGCACTGGCGGTGGCGTGTATGGCTGTGACGAATAATCTGATCCCGCATCAAGGCCAAGATTCCTAGCAAGCCTTGATCTCATTTGATCAGACAGACCTGATAAATAATCAGGATCAATGCCTGCTTCTAAAAGCGCTTGAAGTGTGGTCGCCATAGCAATTCCTTACATGGTTGTGGCGCTTAAGACGCCAGCATTTGATACCGCCAATGAGTAACGCGTGCCATTAGGCGAACGAATGATGATCTGTTCATCCTGACCCATTTCGATGTTAGCGTTCTTTTTGCGATTGATAGTGTCTGCTAACTCCAACGCACGCCGAAACGATTGCTCTTCAATTTGGTCATACTTAACACCTGGACGCGGAAGTTTCATCGCTTACCGCCTTGCTTGGCGTTAAAACGCATGATCCCTACTCGCCAATCGGTGTTGTTGTTACCGTTCACACGGACCTTGACTTGCCTGCCTTGCAAACGCACTGACGTTGGGTTGGCTAACGAATAAGGACCATGCGTTGTTTCTGTAGCGGTAGGGTATAGACGCGTCTTAAAGGTTGCCGTTACATCGCCAAGCGTTAGATCATCAGGGATAAGCTGATCCGCCACAAGCAAATTATCACCAACGCCAATCTGATACGGACCTGATTCGGCGTATGGCGTGCTGCCGTCATAGTTCCATCCGGCCTCATGCTCGTACACATAACCATCGGATGAGCACATCAATGGCGATGTAAATACGCCCTGGCCCGTTCCTACGGTCCTGCCCAATGTGCCAATCGTCCAATGGTTTTCGCGGTAATTCCACACCACATAACTGTCAATTTCGTTGCTTTCAGACGACGGATAAAACCACACAATTTCGGCAAACTTTGAATTGTGTACGGCGTTTACCTTGCTGATCTGGCCTCGGTTCATGTTACGAAACACATAGTCAGATACATCGGATGACAAAGGCTTCACATAACCATCGTATAGCCAAAAGCCCGAAGAACCCATCCAAACGGCAAACGTATCAGCGGCAGCGATGCTTAACACGCCCACCGCGCCACACCCTGTGCCAACTTTCTCAAACCCATAAACGTATGGCGGCCCTTGGTACTGCGCCAAGTGGGCATCCACATCAGTTAAGATCAACACCCCACCGCGCACGCGGCGCCCGCAAATAATCGAGCCTGGCGTTGAAAGGATAAAGTCGCCCGCCTGATTGTTAGCGGCAGCGGTCCACGTTGTGTTGTCCTCTTGGTCTGACCAAGCAACCTTTCGCGGGTCGCCACTTGCGCCAAGGGCAAATAAAAATCGCTCTTCGCTAACCACCAATCCTTTGCAACTCGTTGGTGCGTTGGTAATGGCCGCTGCATCGGTTGGCGTTGCAAAGTCTAGTTGCCACTCGTACAACTTACCGTCGTAATCGGAACACGCCACAAGATACTGGCCCCAGTTATCCATAGACCAGGTAGTGGCGGGCAACACACCTGAATTGCTTGATGGAATGCGTGCAACGCCATAAGCCTGCTCGCCATAGTCACCACTCCCATAACCAATCGAACCCGTAGCGTCAGTGCGGCCTGCGCTAAAACCTGCCGGGGTAATGTCTGCGTAATCGCCATCGCCTTGGTAAACGTATAGCTTTGAAGCGCTGCCAACGGCTAACCAGACATTTGATGAGTTGTCCCGCCAAGCATACATGCCACGCGGCACACCTGATACTTGATTGTTTGACCATTTACGCCATCCGCCCATTGGGCGAAGCGTTCCCTCAAACCATCTTACAAGGTTGGCGTCATACCAACGGCCCTGGGACTGATACTCGGTGCCGTTTCGGTAAATGCCTGGTGGTAATTTGATCGGGACAAGTGGCATGATTAGTTGCTCATGTAAAGGGCCATTTCATCGCGGCGGCGTTTGACCAGGCCCGGCAACTCTTTCCCTGCCGCTTTAGTCCACATCTTAAACGCAACTGCTGCGCCCGTATAGTCGCCACGATTATGGCGCATCCTAAGTGTTGATCGCTGCAAGTTGCCTAACCCCACATTGAACGAAAAGCTGATGAGTGCATCAAGGCGAGGCTGAGTAAGACCAACAGGACATAATCGTGATACGCCAGCCTCAAAGCGTTGTAAGTCCTTTGTAAGAATTTCATCAACCTCCGCCATAGACAACGTGCGGTCCCAACCTTGCGGAATGGGTAAGGCTTTACGCTCTTCGATTTTGACATTGATGTGGCTTGGATCAATGACATGTCCCACGCCAACGGTCCAAAGCAAAGCCGGACAACGATAAGGGCGCACGCGCACACCTTCGTGATGCTTGATCATCTTGAGTGCGTGTTCGCTGATCATTTGGCAAAGGCTCGGCTTCCAAAGTGAAACGCTACAATCGCCGCCCAAATTTGCTGCGTGTCATCATCCCATAGCTGATCCAGCATCAGATCGAATGGAACGTTTGTTGTCCAGGCGTACCAGAATCCGCCAATCTCAACAAACACTAACAACATGAACATGCCATAGGTAAGCACTGGGCGCACTAACGCTCTGGCGTTTTTGACCCACTGGCTCGTTCCTTCGCCAATAGCAACGTCATGCGCGTATAACGCTTTCATTTCCTCGGCTTGGGTTTGCATAGCAACTTGCTCGGTATGTATTTCCTCGATGCGTTGTTGCGCTAGCAATCCCATGGCGGCTAACTCACGCTCACGCTCATTTTGCATACGGGCAAGTTCCAACTCATGCGCCTTATCCTTTGAGTCCTGCCAAAGGTCCAGCAACTTGGGAACGCCCCCTGCTAAGAATGACAGGAGCGTGGATAAGAGCGTCATCATTTACTTGATCTTCAATACCAAGTTAAGCAATAAAACAATGATCGTTCCGGCGGTAGTCATAACCACCATCTCCAATCGCTTAAGCCTTGCATTGATTTGCCCATAACGTTCTTCGCAAACCGCTTCGTGCGTTTCAATTTTTGCCATTGCGTTATCAGTTGGTGTCATGCCCTTCACCTTGATGTTCTTGAAGTTGCGATTCAGCTTGACTTTTAAGCAATTCAAAAAGTGGATATGCGCCAGAGTGCGTTGGCATACTTCCAACAATGTTGATCAGCATTTGCGCGTGCTGCGCATCAAGCGTAAACGTAAATGACTTCATCTTTAAGCTGCCCAAGGAAGTGTTGGAGTAATGATTGGAGGATTGATCTGATTGTCTATCTGCGTCTGCACTGCCGCCTCGGTTGCAGCTTTATCCACACCGTTAGCCCAAATCCAGCCAAGCACAGTTTCTAAAGTGAGGTCTTGATAGGGGATAAAGGTCGTTCCCTGCGCCACGGGTAGTGAGCAAGTTGAATAGACCGAGGCGTTGTAAGTGCCATCAGTGCCGTTACAGGTCCAGTGGACATTGATGACGTAATCCTGACCTTCAGGGGCGCTGGGTAGACAATTAAGGGCTGTCACAACCCAGTTAAACGTAGTCATGGTTGGGTTCCTTCAAGTTGAGCGACACGGGAAGTAAGAGATTCAATGAGGGCTTGTTGTTCTTGGATGGCTTTTACAAGACGGGCTTCTGTTTTACTCCATCCAGTAATTGTTAACATTCCTTCAGAATCTTCTCCAACACAATCCGAATACACAGATTGCATTTCTTGAGCGATAAATCCAATTTGATGCCCACTGCCATCTTTATAATCAAATTCAACAGGACGCAAAGCACAAATTTTGGCAATTTGCGTAGGCAGAGTAACAATGTTTTCTTTTAATCTTTCATCAGAATATGTCCCAAATGCAGCGGCGCTTGCTCCATTAGCGTTAATCTGACCAGAACCCGTACCGCCAGAGTTTATTAAGAACTTAACTAATACGTTTGATGTAGTTGAATCGTTAAGCGCCTTGCCCATAAAGGCGATGGGGGTTGCAGCAGTTACAGAGTCTGAATAAATATCCATCTTGGCAGCAGGAGCAATAACACCCAAACCAAAATCCCCACCGCTCGTGATGCGGGCGCGTTCGGTTGCAGCCGTGCCAAAAATCAAAGCATCAGTTGCGTGAGCGTAAGCCACATAGCCACGATAGCGGTCTGTCGTCGAAGTGCCATCAGCAAAACACAAGTAACCAGTGCTGCTTGTGCCTGTGTAGATAGTTGCGCCCCAGTCTCCAGTGCCTGAGCCAATACCAATCCCGTTTACAAGCCACACAGAAGGGTTAGTCTGTGCCAAGCCGAGGTTCCCACTCGCATCCAGCGTCATCGCCTGCGTGAAGGAGATCGTGTTGCCTGCGGTGCCGGAGGCGGCGGTGAACCATTGGTGTTGACCAGTTATCTGTTGATAAAAAGAAGCGTAATCAGTATTGATATACAGATTACCGGAACCATTGTTAAAAAAATTCTTTCCAAGAATAACTCCATTTGTGGTTGTAGTCGTGGCGTTTAGAACACCATCAATACCAAACTGAATTGTTTTATAAGCGCTTCCCCAAGCACTCGGCGTAACCCCCAAGCCGAGGTTGCCGGAGGAGTCGATACGCATGCGTTCGGAGCCGTTGGTGGAAAAAGTTAGGGGAACTGCCCCAGTGCCGTACAAATAATTGGCAGAACCATCCGTAGCTATTTGCAAAGAAGACGCTGACCCGCTTGTGACAACAACAAAGTTGTTCCCACTTGCAACCGAAAAAGATCCATTTCCAGAAACTGTTAGTTTCTGCGATGGCGAACTCGTCCCAATCCCCAGCCCTGTGCTGGTGAGGCGCATTTGTTCGGTGCCAGCTTGCTGCCACACATACGCAGGTGCGTTTCCTGAACTATAGGCAGTGTTGAAAATAATTTCGTTGTTTACCGTATCGCTCAGGCTAATGTACATGCCGGGGTTATAAGTGCCCCCAACACGACGGAAAAATGCCGTATTCCCATCAGCAGATTTAGTAGCGCTAAGTGCAAGAGATGCAGAGGCGTTCGTAACCGCAAAAGTACTCCCATCAAACGTCAGCGCACTACCGCTTGTCGCCACCTTGGAGCCGTTGAGGTACACGACTCCGTTGGCTGTGCCTCCGGAGAGGGTGACGTTTCCTGATGCGGTTAGGGTAGTAAACGATCCCGCAGCCGCCAATGACTGACCAATGGTGACGCTATTGATCGTTCCAGATCCCGTTAGGTTTCCGCCAAGCGTTAATGTCTTGCCGCTGCCCACATTCATCGAAACGCTTGTGCCTGACGCTGAAAAGATAGCGTCAATAGAATCAAGGTTCGTGTTAAGTTTGTTGCCCCATGTGTCAGTTGACGCACCAACTTCAGGCTTCGTTAAACTCAAATTGGTGGTTGTTGTATCAGCCATGTTTCACCTCAATAAGGGGACGTTTGTGGCGTCCAAGATTTGCTTGGGGTTGTTTGCGTAGACCAGGATTGCGCCACAACGGTTTGCGGCACCCATGTATCGGTTGGGTCGGATTGCTCATCCCACGTTGCTGGCCCCACCACAATCGTTGACCAACTATTCGTTGGACCGGGAACGGGTTCCCATTTCTCAACACCCGTTGCGCTTACGCTTGATGTTGCTGTAATCGTCACCGCCGCCAGTTGCCGCACGCCACCGGCGGCTGCAACCAGGCTTTGCGCACTAATCGCAACAACACCTGATGCAATCCTGTTAGCGCTTGGCGATACAACGGATGCAGCGCTAACCGCTACAGCACCCTGGCTAACACGGCTGGCGGCAACCGATAACGCTGAGGCGGCGGCAATCGTTACGGCACCTTCGTGAACCTCTGATCCTGACGCGCTAACCGTTGATGTTGCGCTAACCGCCACAGCACCAAGCGCAATGCGCTGGCCCGTTTGGCTAACACTTGATGCTGCCGCAATGGCAGCAATGCCTAAACCAATACGCTGCCCTGCCGTAACTGTCGCGCTTTGCGCGGCAATAGCTACAGCGGCATCTTTATAGGCTGCCTGCCCATAAATATTGATGCCATAAACGCCAGCGCCGTAACCGTTCATTAGTCAAGAGTGATGTCGAAATCACCGGCATTGAATCGAAACACGTCATTGGTTCCGATTGATTTGGATGCGCTAAGTTGCCCAACGGCTAACATATTGCCCGACGTTGACGCGTCATAAAGTGCCGTATGCGTTATCGTTCCCCACGAACCCGTGGCTGTTGGGAACTCAACGGCTGATGTGTTCGTTGCGGCTGATCCCGATACCGTAAACGCCATGGATTGGCGCAGATAACCGTTGCCCGACACTTCATTGCTTGAGCCTGACTCGCCAGGGTCAGCAGTAAAAAGGCCAACGTAAATGGTGGCCGGTGCCGAGTAAGCCGATCCGCCAAACACATGCCCAAGGACTTTGTTTTCGAGATAGTCGGAGAATGAATTAGCCATGGATTACCCCATTGGTTTGGCGCGAACGCGTGGCGTTGTTCCGCTGTAATTGGCGCGTTCTTGCTCAAGTTTCATGGCCTCAATGCCACGTTCATAAACAGCACTCCAAACGGGAATGCGCGAGTCATCTTGCAAGTAAGGCGCCGATTGAAGCAGTGCGCCATATAGGTAAAGGTCAGGATGCTTGGTCAGCAACCAGTTTGTTGTATTGCTATCAGATAGCGCGGCGATCTTGCCGTAATACGTCATCTGAACTTGCGTCGTATCTGTTCCAGGCGATGGCACAACCTTGAACGTGTCACCGATAATCGTGTAATAACGCGGCGTGCCAGCCGCCGAAAAGTAACGCGTATAAAAGTCATCGCTTTGTTCATCGCTCAAGAACTCCAACTTAGTTGGCGTTGTTGTGAGCAACACAAGATTTTCCATTTGCAGAAAATCGGATGGCAGTTGCGTGTATTCGGTATCAAGTGTGGCGTTAGAACGCACAATCATTTGGCGAACGCGTACGGTTCGATTGAACTCGGCCTCCGCCAACGTGATGAAGTCGGCAATAACGGACGTTAAATCGGACCGATTCAACCAATCGGCAATCGACGTTTTAAGTTGTGCGTAAGTGCCAAGCGCCATAGTCAGGCAGCGTCCTTTTTGCGAAGTTCGGTCTTAAGACCGATTGATGCTCGGTAAGCATCCTCTTGAGGACGGATTGCCCAGGTGTGCTGATGCTTGTATTCCCAGGTTCCTACATGTCCAATGTGCTTGGACAGGTCATGATCAATATACAACGGAATGTTATTGTCGC